AGTAAGTCTGGCTTAGTAGGCTTACAAGAGTAAGTCCGATTGATTTGGCTCCTACACCGGCTAGCAATGTGATTCGTATAGAGTTGCGGCGCATCGTATGTTCATGCCTGACGCTGTGGTTGTTCATTGGTCAAGAAGAGTGCATCCTATATGGGCGTCTTCTTGATCCGTGTTTAAAGCTGTCACAAAAATGACCATGGGTTATATGAAACAGAGGCGTTTTATCTAGTGCGGAATGTGGGCTAATTCTTGGAACGAAATCGTAAGACGAACGGTTTCAGCAACCTCCTGGAAAACCCGAACGGCGGCGTATCCCCGTCATCAGACCAACCTTTCATGAATCAATTAAATCAAAACCAAAACCAAACTGTTCTTAATGATATTAAATCAACTTTATCTATCCCTCCTGAACTTGAGGAACCTATTTCTATTAAGTCCAAGGAAGATGAAGTTCTTATACCTACTAAATCTGAAGTCGAATTTCAGCGTACTGTTGAGACAGGCGTTGATGTCGAAAAGAAGATGTATCGGGTAAAAGAAAAACGTCTCCGTGGTGCTAAAAAGAGATACCAAATCAGGGTCGGAAAGGATGTTCCCACAAAAGATAAAGTGGAGTATCTTTCAAGTAAGAAGAAAGATACAGATTCCAATCGGTTTGCTCCAAAACTAACTACTGTCAATTCGGTAGGGTGCTCAGCTTGTTTTGAGTTGGGCCACGATTGGAAACAGTGTACTTCTATATGGCCAGTGCATGTAGATAGTCCTGGGTGCTTAAATTGTGGTTCCGAAACACATAAATTTGAAGCTTGTCCTCGTGAATATATTGAACGTAATTGGCATTTTAAGTTGGGTCGGAGGCCTTCCCCGACCGAAGAAAACCTTGACAATAATGGAGAAAGACCTGTTAATACGAGTACTTCCCCTCCGAAAGAGAAAAAGAATCCACTTATTGAAGAAAACGTGGATGTCTCTGGCCTCTATCAAACCAATAGACACTTCACCATACCGGCGACTGCGAGTCTTAAATTCCCCTTCCGATTATTTTTTCGATTTATTGGGGGTTCAGGAATTACCCTCCTTTTACTGGGTCTAGTGAGGCGTGGTATTGGTTGGCCGACTGTAGCCAAGCTGTTTCAGGCTTTTATACATGGTGATTATACTAATCTTTTCTCTTTAGGATTATCAACGTTTCTGCGATTTTTACCTAGTTTCTTCAAATCTTTATTTTTATTTTACGCTGCTTATAAATTATTGGTGTGTAAAATGCAACATCAAGTTACTATGAAAGTTGCTTTAAAATTCAGAGAATCTTTTGTGTCCGATGAAGAACCTGTCATGGACTTAAGGACAGACTCTTCACGTCGTGTAGATTTGAAACATATGGATCCTAAGCTAATCACAGTTCCTATTGTAACTCAACCTGCAGGTTTATTTAAAATGTTCCATCTCACATCTAAGGTAGTGAGAAATTCACTTAGATCGATTCATCGTCGACTATTTGAATATCACAATCCTGATTATGTGCAGAAATTTAGATATTACCAAGAATTAACCTTCTCACATGAGATGGTATCTCAGACTCACACTGAGACTAATGTTCGTCCTGATCTCCAAGAAGATATACTGTGGGAGAAAGTTATGTATGCAGTGACTCATACTCATACACCTAACATCGATCGTCATAATTATATGGATCGTGTTGTTGCTAACTCTGCTATCGTTTCTTACATGATAGCTAAAACCTACCAAAAAGACCTAAGGACTCTGCCTTTTTGGAGGGCGTCCGTTCCGACTCGGACGTAAAAGTTTTATATGGATATCGTTATCCAGAGGTCAATTTACCTGCGCCCGTTAATATTGACCTAAACTCCGACATCGAGGTTATTAAGGATGTCGACATTAATCCCGAAAAGAGGATGCCAGTCGCGAGGTCATTGGGATTAGATGTCAAGGGTGCTGTACTGCCTCATGTAGATGTAAATGACCCTCAAACTGTGTTAATGGGTTTATTGAAGAGATTATGTGTTAAGCATAATCTCCCAGAACATAAACTCTTGTCGGAATTTAACCGGTTTGTGAAGAAGTTCTGTAAACGGTTCTTAACTCGCTTAGGCCCCGACGATTTCCTAAGTGTAGAAGCTTGGTTAGAAACTACTAACTATGAAAGATGGAGAAAAGACGAATTATTGGCGTTAATGCATAAGATGGGCAATGTATTCACCAAGAAGTCTTTTACCATTGGAGGTTTCATTAAAGATGAGCATTATCCGGATTGGAAACATGCTAGAGGAATAAATGCCAGATCTGATGAAGCCAAATTGTTCTTTGGTCCTATTTTTAAAGCTATTGAAACTCAAGTTTTTAAGCTGAAATACTTTATTAAGAAAGTCCCGAAGCGTGATCGAGCTAAGTTCCTATTAGATAATGTGTATTCTCCAGATGCTATATATGCCGAAACTGATTATGTCAGTTACGAATCGCAGCATGTGCGCTCTCTGATGCTAGCTGTAGAAAGACCTTTATATTTCTACATGCTAAGAGATATGCCATGGTTTATTGAATTTAAGATTTATTACCTTACTTATATCTGTGGCGAGAACGTTATCCGCTTTACTTATTTCGTTGTGACTATTATCGCTAGGCGATGTTCAGGAGAAATGAATACTTCATTAGGCAATGGATGGGTAAATACAATGACCAGCTTATTCATAATGGTGAAAAGTGGGTACTTGTTATTACTCATACGTGGCATATATGAAGGAGATGATGGCCTGACTGCCCTGGATAAAAATAAGCCTCTCCGAGAGGAGTTATTTGCAAAATTGGGTTTTACCGTACGAATAGTGTATCACACATCAATTAATTTAGCCTCTTTCTGCGGCAACATATTCGATATGGAAGACTTGATTTGCATAACCGATGTCAGAGAGACTTTGTGTTCTTTTGGCTGGACTAGTGCTCGTTATGCTAGATCCAAGAAGTCGAAGCTAATCGGATTGCTTCGTGCGAAAGCAATGTCTTTGATTTATGAGTACCCTGGTTGTCCTATTCTTCAGGAATTGGGTCTGTGTGGCCTAAGAGTTTCCGAGGGATATAGAGCTCGTCTCCCAGTTTCTAACGAATATCAACGTTCCCAGTACGCTGAGATGTTGAAATTTATGAAAGAAAATGGTCTTCCTGTGAGGGATATCCCTATCAATACACGTAACTTGGTTGAAGAGTTATATGGAATTCCTGTGACCTATCAGTTAAGAATAGAGGAGTACTTGAGAAACAAAAATGATTTAAGTAGTCTTGATTTTCCCTTGATTAATGATATTATGAATGATGTCTGGAAAGTGAATTATCATGAATATGTTAAATGTTATGCCAAAGTTTCTGACATAGAAACGTTTCCTTGGCGTGTTGACAACGTAGGTCCAAACTACAATCAATCCTTTGTAGATACGCATTTTAATG